ACCTGCCCGCGGCGCCCAGCCATCTCGATCAGGTCGGCCATCACCAGTCGCACGTCGTTGAAAAACTCATGCTGCGGGTCGGACGCGAACTGCGAGAGCATCCCGTGCAGCTCCTGCGTGTCGCGCTGGTCTGCCAACTGCAGCATCTGCTGTTGTTGCGCGAGCAACTGGTCGAGGCGCGGATCGCGGAACTGCTGCGGCTGTTGCGCTGGCGGCAATGCCACGTTGTGGCCACGGGAGCGCAGGATCACAGCATCGAGCAAATCGATATTCACGTCGTGCTGTTGGATGATGCCGGCGATCAAGCCGGCCTTCTGCTCCGCGGTGCCGACGCGCAAGGTGGCCGCGGTCTGGAACAGGCTCTGCACCGCGGTGAGCGGGTCGGAGTTCTCCGCGCGGATGAACACCTCGAAGGGTCGCACCGTGCGCTCGAATGCGTCGATGAACTGGCGTGCACCAGCGGCCTGCTCCATGAAGTGCTCATGCTCGCGCTCGCGCCGGTGGATCTCCTGCTTGATGTCCGGGTCGACCTGGCTCCACTTCTCGCGCACGTCGGGGCGCCATGACTGCGGCGCCTTTAGCTCGGGCACGGCCGGCTGGACCGCTTGCGGCACCTGGGGTGCACCTTGCTCCTGTGGCTCCGCTTTCGGGCGCTCCTGCGGGCTCTCAGGGGCCTCGCTGGCCTTCGGAGCAAAGCGGCCCATCTCGTCGCGCGGGCGATCGTCGGCACGCACCTCGTCGGTGGGTTCCTGCTCGAAGGCCTCCTCGAGCTGGTCGCGCAGGCTCAGTTCCTCGTTGCCGGCATCCGGCAGGGTGGTGTCGAGGTCGGTGTCGGGTCCCATGTCTATCTCCTATCGCGCTGCGGTTCCGCAGCCATGCCTTCGAGGCTGTAGCCGGCCGCTGCCACCGCGGCAGCGGGTGCGACACCGCGCCGGATTGCCTCTGCCACCTTGGCCCAGTCAGCCTTCTGGAAAAACTGGCGCATGCGCTGCACGTCTTCGCGCGTAGTCGCCTGGCCCTTGTCAGTATTGAACTTGCCTTCAATGACCCGGCGCACCTCGGGCGACTCGCTTAGGTTGGCCACCGCGGACGGCTGCGTCTGCGCTGCCTGGTTGAGGATCTTGCTGGTGACGACACCCTGCCCTTGCGGCTCGGGCACCTGCACCCACGGGTCCTTCTTGCGCTTGCCAGGGTCGAAGCGGGTGTAGAGCGGCTCATAGAAGCCCTCGCTGGCCGCGGGCCTGGCCTTCGAGCCTGGGAATGCCGATTCGGCAACCGGGCCCATCGTCTTGAGGTAGCGACCGAGCAGGTCCAGTTCCTTGTCCTGCGTGTGCATCACGTTGATGCCGCGTGGAGTGGGGATCGCATACATGCCGGCGCCCTCGGGCATCAGGGACTGCACGTCGGCCAGCTCGTCAGCCGTGGCCATGGGCGAGCCCATCGGGCGCTCGAGCAGCATGCCCTTCTTGCCAGTGCGGCCCTGCATCGTGACCGGCAGATTGCCGGCAACGGCCTCCTGCACGTCGATGCCACCGCGCAGCATCTCACCGAGCTTGAGCGCTTCCATCGTGTGCGGGTTGATCTGCTGCTGCGTGCCGGTCGAGAAGTCCACCAGCGGCCTCGACATGAAGAGCTTGTTCTGCTCCACATCGCCCAGCGCGTTGGTGTACATGCCGGCGCCTTCTTGCGTGGGCAATTGCCTGAAGCCCAGTGCGCTATGGATCGCATCGCGCGGGCCAGTGCCGACGTTCTTGGCGAGGTCGGTTGCGCGGCCGGTCTCCGGGTCCAGCCATTGACTACCGATGGAGATGTCTCCGGTCCTGGGATGCGCGCCAGGGCCATGCCTGGCCCCCTGCGTGTCGCGCGAGGCGACGTCCTGCGCATACGGGGACACCTCCGGGTTGAAGCCGAATTGCTTGCTCTCCGGGTCCAGCCAGTAGGGTTGCTCGGTCGCCCACGGGTTCGCGGACTCATACGCTGCCTTGGCCTCTGGATTGGAGAACAGCTCGCTGCGGTGGCCGGTGGTGGCGCCTGGCATCGGCTCGTGCGTGACGCCCATCGCATGCTTGCCCATGAAGTCGCCGGCCTCCTTGTTGGCCTCCTGCAGCGCATTGATGGAACCCTGCGCACCCTTGCCGAAGCGCGTGCCCTTCGTGTCGCGGTTGTACAGGTCCATGGCCTTGTCGTAGACCCAGGGCACCTCTTGCAGCTTGGCGCCGGTCCAGTTCTTGATGCCGCCCAGCTCCTGATCGTTGGCCCGCAGCACCTGCAGCACGTTCTCCAGGTCCATGAATTGGTGCATCTGCGCCGATGGGCCTGCCTTCCAGGGTCGACCCTGCGGGTCGGTGTAGCCGAAGTTCTGTGCGCGCCGGAAGTCATTGACACCGAAGGGCGAGGCCTCTTCGACGCGCGGATCGAGCTTGCTGCGGTACTCGCCCACCTTGGCCGCGAGCTTCGCCGGCCTGTTCTCAGCCACCGCGGTGTCGAGCGTGTCCTTGGCCTTGCCACGGTAGGCGATGTCGCCGGTGCCGAGCTGGTCCGCGTTCCAGTGCTTGAGTGCGAATGCCAGCTCGGTCTCTGGCGCCACACCGGCGCTGTACACACCGTGCGTCTCGAGCGTGCGCGGGAGCTGCCACGGTTCAGCGCTCGAGGCTTGCGAACCCTTGGCGCGGTCGTACCAATTGCCGGTGCGATACGGCTCGGCGTACGAGAGTGCATCAACTGCCTCGCCCAGCTCGCGGTCCATCCGCACGCGGTTCGCCTCGAGTTCAGGCACGTCTTGAATGGTGCGCGGTCCACCCACGAAGCCGCCCTCTGGCTTTGGCTTCAGATGCTGGTCAGCAGCGGCAGCGGCCTCGACGGCTTCGGGTCCCTGCTCCTTGTACATCGTGCGGTAGACCTGCGCCTCTTGCTTGGCGCGCTTGCCGGTGGCGACGCGCTCGCGTGGCGCGTCGGTGGCCTGCTTGTCGACCTTCGCCTTGAGGGCCTTCTCGCGTTCGATCTTGGTGGTGCCGAAGGTCTTGTAGGCCTCGGGGATCTGCGGGCCCATCACCTCGTCGGTGGCTTGGACGATGTCATCGCGCAGAGTGGTGGGGACTGCGGGCTTCGTGACCGGGACCTCTGCGGCACCTTGCTCGATGGCCTTGGCCACGTTGCGCTCGGCCTTGGCACCACGCACTGCAGCCTTAGCTGCCTTGCCAACACGGCCCAGCTTGGTCGGGTCCACCACGGCACCAGCCGCAGTGAGCGCAGCACCGGCCGCGGGCGAATACTCGCCCACCGCGTCGACTGCCTTGGAAAGTGGCTCGGTGAAGTAGTTGATGCCCTTGCCGATCAGCTCGAGGTTGCGCTGCCCCTCTTCAGTCTGCGGCCCTGCCATCGCTTGCGTGCTGTTGATGGCGTCGACTGCCTTGTCGAGGCTCCCCGTGCGCAAGCCTTCCACGATGCCGTGGTAGCCGGCCACTGGGGTCCATGCGATGTTCTTGCCGATCGTCGCCGCGGTGTCGAGGTAACCCAGCGCTTCGCGACCCGTGCCGCGCAGCAGCTCGGAGATCTTTTCGGATGCGGACATGGTCGGCCTCCCTGTTCAGTTCATTGCTGCACCAGCCGCAGATTCGTCGGTGGCGACAACTGCACCGTGGTCGGTGGCTTGGCCAGCGAAAAATTGAGCACGGTGGAGTTGCAGCCTTCGGTGTAGGTGGTGCTGCCGGGAGCGCTGTTGCAGGCCTTCCAGCTATTGCCGCCATACATGAGGTTCGGTGGGTTCACCAGCTTGCACCGGGGCGCACTTGCTTGCAGCGGCACGTTGGCGATCCGCACCCCATTGATGTAGCCGCCGCAGTGCGTGGCATGCGTGTCGGTCACCGTATCCGCGGTGAGGGTCGCGGTCTGCGCTTGCGCCATTACGCATGCGAGCGTCATGCAGGCGATGAAGATCAGTTTCATGGTTCTCTCCTGTGGGTGGGCCGGCCCCGACGCAACTCGGGGCTCATCGGTGGGGGTGTTGTGGTCTCCTGTCGATATCGTTTTGGGATAGCTAAAGAGATCCCACCTCACTGCGCTTGCAGCCGGCCCGTAATTCATTGGGTGACTTTCAGATTGGTGGGCGCGGCGAGCTGCGTCGAGCCGCTCGGTGGTGGCTGCGTCGGTGGTGGCTCAGTCGGTGGCGTGGTGCCAGAGCTGCCGAAGCTGGTGTTGCCGCGGTCCTTGCCGTCGTTGGCGTTGCCCTTGCCGATCGATCCAGCAGCGAGTGCCCAGCCGGCAAAGCTCGAGGGTCGCGATGAGCTGTTGGTGCCCGAGTAGGTGGGCGAGCCGGTGATGCACTCGGACCCTTTGCAGCCGCTGGTAAAGGTGTTGTGCGTGCCGGTGCAGTTCGCACCTGCACCCGCGGTCCCACTGCCGTCGTAGTCGCCGCAGGTAATGCCGGAATCGTGGAAGACGTTGTTGTTGAAAGTGCCGGCGCTAGTGAAGTCGCCCCACGAATTGAAGGTGACCTGGGTGCGGTAGATCGTGTTGTGCGACCAGTCGAGCGAAGACCAGGTGTGCCACTGGCCCGACGTGATGTTCGCGACGACGTTGTCGCGGAACGTGCTGCTGCCACTGCACTTGGACTCGTTCATCATGAACGTGCTGGAGTCGAGGAAGTAATTGCCCTCGACCTTGACGCTTTCGCACGGGCTGCCGTAGGTCTGCATCATGTCGCAGTGCGCGCCGCCGTTGGCGTTGCAGATCTGCTGGTCGATGCCGCTGAAGACGTTGCCCGGCCCGATGAAGATGTTGCGGATGGCGCCGACCATGATGAGACCGTCCGATGGGCCGGTGCCGGGTGTCGCATAGACCCCGAGGAACTGCGAGTTCTTGACCGTCACACCGTTGCCGTCTCGTATCGAGAGCCGCCCCTCGTAGCCCATCTGCCCGATGCGGTCCAGCGTGACGCCATCCACCACGATGTTCTGGGGGGTTGTCGGACAGTCCTGCCCCGAGATGTAGATGCCCTCGTAGCTGTTCGGAGTGCCGACCGTGCCCTGGATCGTGATGTCCTTGCTGCAGCCTTCGATGGAGAACGAGCCCGTGAGCGATGCGAGCTTGATGAACCTCGAGCCCCAGGTGCGCCATGAGCCCTTGGCCCCGACACCGCTGGCGCTCTTGACCGTGACGTAGCCGCTCTTGGTGATGTTGGCGAATTCGACCTTGCCCCAGTCTCCGCTGTTGAGGCAGATCACCGCGCCGGTCGCAGCACTGTTCACCGCGCCGGGAACGTCTGCGCCAGGCGATAGCGTCGAGGTGCAGCTCTGCCCGAAGGCATTGCCGGCGAGCATGGCCAGCGTGAGAAGGATGGCTTTCATGGCTTGCCCGATAGCTTGAAGGTGAAGGGTGACGCGATGCAGGCTTCGCCCAGCTCGGGCGCGCTGTTGCACGCAGTCCAGGTGTTGGAACCGTTCTTGACGTAGTCGTTGGCGTGGATGACGCACTCGGAAGCGCTCACCGGCACGTCGGGGATGCGCTTGTCGTTGACGTAGCCGCCGCACGCGGTGGCCTGCGGGTCGGTGTCCGCGCTGAGGTACACATCGCCCTGGACAGCGGTTTGCATGGTGCATGCGGCCAGGCAGCACAGTGGAATCAGCAAGAGCAGTTTCATCATCAGCCTCCTAGCCTGTGGACAGCGTCCACGATGTCGGACTTGCGATCGGGATCGACGCCCTCGAGCCGCTCGGCGCGCTTGATGGCTTCACGCTTCCACGTCTGGCTGTAGTCATCGATGGTCGTGATGCCGCGGGACTTCATGTACTCGCGGTGCTTGCTGCGCGTGCTGATGTCGGTGCCATCGCTTGCGCGCAGGTCCTGGTAGAGCCGGTCCCCACCGGCCAGCACCATCACCGGCTGCAGCACGCGCTCCATGCGGTCGCTGCAATGCACGTAGACCGGCTGGTCCTCGATGTAGCTGCGGATGCTCATGAAGGCCTCGAGGTGCTCGTCGCAGTGTTGGCAGTGCCAGGTGTAGGTGGGCATCTCAGCCCCTCCTGCGCAGCACCTGCGCCACGCGCTCGGCAGCACCTTGCGCGCCACCGGCCTGGCCCAGCCCGGCGAGCGCCTGGTCGAGTTCATCCGGTTGGACCTCCTGTGGCATCGGCTGCATCTGCTGCATCTGGCCTGGCTTGGGAGGTGTCTTGCCGCGCAGCATCATCGCCATGGCGCGCTGCTTTCGTGCTGGGGAGTGCTTTGGGTTCATGGGGTGGCTTCTCCGGGGTGGTGGCGTGCAGTCGGTTCAGCTCGGCGCGCGCGCCGGTGATGAGTGGCAGCAGGTGGCTGACGCTTTGATGCTTGAGCACCAGCTCGCGGCGCTCCTTCTCCAGCTCGTGCAGCACGCCCAGTGCGTCGGTGATCTGGCTTTTGAGTTGTGCGCGGGTGGCCATGTGGACCTCACTGCAGTGGCACAGGTGGCGTCGGTGGCAGGGCCTGCGGCATCTGCGGCGCGGGCATCCCGTTCGGTGGCCCACCCATGGGCATGCCGTCCGGTGGCATCTGCGGTGGAGGTGGCATGAGTTGCGCGGTGAGCTGGTTGGCCTGCTCTTGCGCGGTCGCCTGCGCGCCGCTCTTCTTCGCCTCGGCCTTGCTCTTGTCGGCGCTCGCCAGGTCCTTCTGGTCGCGCGGGGTCGGGGGCTTCGGTTGCTCGGGTTGCTGGGCCTGCTGTTCGAACTGCTTGACTGCCTGGTCAAGCACGCCTTCGATGGTCCTCGAGCCCTTGAAGCCGGCTGCGCCCCACTGCAGGAGCTTGAGCATCACGATGCCGAATTTCGGGTCCTGCTGCACCATCGGCGCAGCGGCCATGATGAAGTTGGAGCACGCTCCCATGAACTCGGTGCGGCTGGCCTTCTGCTGCTCCCAGTCGGGCGCAGCGAGCTGGTCGGCGTCGACCTCGATCTTGTACTGCGCCAGGCCTTGCTGCTTGAGCAGCGCGATCGCCTGGTCAGCGAGTGGCGCGTCACTGGTCTGCATGATCACCGAGCGGGCCTTGATGGTCTCCGGCTGGAAGTGATTCGTGACGATCTCCGCGCGGATCCGCGACACCGACGACACGAAGCGCGCGATCTCCTGCTGCATCTTCGAAAGCCTGGCGCCGCCATAGGCCACCTTGAGCTGTTGCGCTCCGAGCGTCTCGCTCGCCGCTGACGTGCCGCGCATGATGTCGCTCAGACCGAGCACCTCGTACAGGTCGGCCTGCAGCTTGGCCTTGCGCATCTCGAGCTGCGTGATGGCGTTGACGAAGGGCTCGATCGGAACCCAGTCGACCACTCCCTTGAGGCCACCCTTCTCAACGAACGAAGACCAGTTGTCGACCGGGATCAGCTCGTTGTCGGCCTGCCGGGTGAGGATGTTCTTCAAGCTGGCAGAGTTCTTGTCGTAGGCGCCGGTGGCCTTGATGGCATCCTGCAGCTTCGAGATCCGCGCGTTGATGCGGTCCAGTTGCCGGTACAGGCCTTGCGCCATCGCGTAGTCCGGCTTGGGAAGGAAGCTCTTGGTGAGCGTGGTGGCCACGATCGGCATCGGGCACGGGAAGAAGCCTTCCAGGCGCAGGATGTCGTCCTGCTGGTCGAGCAGGTAGTCGCAGCCTTCGACGTACCACAGGCACTGGTTGCTGTCCTTGTCCCAGATTTCCCACACCGCGGCCTGCTTGAATGGCGTTGCCTTGAGCACGTCGTCGCCGCCGTTCAGGTCCTTGGTGACCATCGGCACCAGCGCGACCTGGTCCTCGTCCAACTTAAACCGCTTCATCAGGGCTTTCTTGCCCATGTAGATGCGCCTGGCCACCCAGCGGCAATCGCGCCAGCGCCGGCACGGGCTGTAGCGGAAGTCTTCCCAGTAGACGTAGTCGGTCTCTGCCTCTTCGTTGAGGATGCGCTCGGCCTTCTGCGTCACCGGCTGGCCCTGCTCGTCCATCTGCGGCTGGCCCGTCATCGGGTCCGTGATCGGCGCGTCGTACTCCTCGGTGTCCACGTCATAGCGGCACCAGACCTGTCCCAGGCCGCTCACGAAGCGGTCCTGCACGGCGTCGCGCGTCGCAGCCGCGGTGTCGTCGTGCTCGCGCTCGAGGTCGCTGTTGAGCAGGCGCTGCATGATCTCCGCGGCCACGCGCGCCACGTCGTCGTCGTAGTCCTTGAAGCGGCGATCCACCTCGGGCTTCGGCATGCGCCCATAGATCGCGGACAGGACCACCTGCGTGTTGGACCAGTAGAGGTTGACCAGCGAGACGCCGTCGCCCAGGCGCGTGTCCGTCGCGCCGTCCTGCTCATCGATGAAGGCCTTCTCGCACTTGCGCGCACGCTCCACGAATTTCGCCATCCAGCGCTTCGACGCATTCAGCTCGGTGGACCACTTGCGCGCCAGCTCGCTGGGTTCCTTCTTGCCCTCGCCCTTGGGTTCCTCGAGCTTCACGTCGTCGCCGGTGTTGTATTCGGTGGGCATGGTGGTCTCCCTAAAGCCTCATCTCTGCCAGGCGCGCTTCGCGGTCCTCGAAGAGTTCCTCGAGGCTCATCGTCAGGTCGAGCGGCTGCGCGATCGGCCGCACCTCGGGCTTGGGCCCGAGCACCATCTCTCGCACCACCTGCGCGCCATAGCTGAAGGCATCGCTCGCGTGGCTGGCCCAGTTGTGCTCGGGTTCCATCGAGAAGATCTTTCGCTCGTCGTCCCACTCGAAGCACCAGGCGCGCAGCGCGTCGATGCCGCGTGAGCAACGCTCCGAATGGAACTGGCAGCGAGGCAGCACCGTGCGTGCGGCGTTGATGCGGTCCTTGACCCTGGACAGCGGCACGATCTCGCAATTGAAGGCCTGCGCCATCTGTTCGATCACGCTGTACTTGGTGGCCATCGTCTTGGCCCTGGCGTCGTGCGGCAGGTAGAGGCGATCGATGGGAAGGTTGTGCTCCTTCAGTCGCGTGATCCAGTCCTGCGCGTCGAGCCCGGAGCCCTCGTCGTAGTCGATCAGCGAGAAGCCGCCCATCTCGAGCTGCCAGAACCACCAGGCCGCGGTGTCGCGGTAGCCGATGTCGCTCGAGACCACGATGCGCGAGCCTTGGAAGTAGTTCGCCTCGGTGTTGAGCCGCCCCTCGCGCTCGGCCTGGCTGATCTGCTTGCCGACGATGGCGCCGACGTTGGCCGCGGCGAAGTCGCAGAAGTACTCCTGCTGGATCAGGTCGTCGGGCATGCCCATGGCACGCTCCATCTCCATGTCGGCCTCGGTCAGCACGCCGGTGTCTTGAATCGTCATCCGCGCCACGAAGGCGCCCTTCAGCTTCTTGGCGATGTTGAATGTGGACCAGCCATGGTTGTAGCCGCGGGGGGTGTAGATGAACGCCACCGAGCCCTTGTTCTCGCGCAGGATCGGTCGGATGTAGTCGTAGGCCCGCGGGTCGGTCAGGGACCACTCGGAGAAGGTCACGTGCACCGGGTTCGCACCCAGCACGCCGGTGAAGTAGTCGGCGCCGACGATCTGCACGATGCTGCCGTTGACCAGCTCGAGCTTCATCTCGTCTTCGACCTTCTTCTTGATGATCGAGTCGGGGAAGGTCTGCTTGATCAGGTTCTGGCCATCCGCGGTGATGTTGTCCCACACCACCTTCTTGCCCTGCTTCAGGGTCGGCAGGCAGTGCCAGTACAGACCCACGCGCCGGAAGGCATCCCGGCAGGCCTGGGCAAGCGCAGTGCGGTCCTTGCCGCCGCGCCGGTGCATGACCCAGCACAGGAACTTGCAGTCGCGCTCGCGAGCGGCCATGTAGGGCGCCTGGTAGAAGCGCGGCTCGATGCCACCGTCGATGATCTGCTCACGAGGCATCGATGACCTCTTCGATCATCGGCAGCGCCGGCCTGGCCTCGAGAAGTTGAACGTGCTCCTGAATCGGTGAGCTGATCACGCCGGCCACCGGCCGGTCGCTCACCACGAGCTGCTGCACCACGATCTGCAGGTTGCCGGCCTCGGCCTTGATCTGCAGCGGCATCGCGCGCGAGACCACCGAGGCGAGCGCGGTCGGACTCTTCTTGCCGAGGTTGACGAAGTACTGCGCGAGCGGTGGCACCATCAGGCGCTTGCCACCGAGCACCTCGAGGGCGATCGTGAGGTTGTCGACCAGGTCGCGGTTCTCTTTCGAGATGCGCCCAGGGCGCCCTCCTGGCGTGAGTCCCTTGCCAGTTGGGTTTGGTGGATGGATAGGGTTTGCTTTGCGCGCAGTCATGGCCTTACGATTCCCATTCGGGAATCAGTCCGGCCAAAGACTTCGCACGAATTGTGCTCCCACCAGAAAGCGCCCTCCAGAGGCGCTTTCGCTTTTCAGGGTTCACTCGCGTCGTTGGGTGCTCTCAGGGGTCCGGGTTCACTCCGCGTAATGGGTGCTCTCGCGCATTTGGGCTCACTCGCAGCGACGGGTGCTCTCGACCTGCTGGGTTCACTCGCCTTTGGTGGGTTCTCTCATCAATCTGGGCTCACTCGTGACACCGGGTTCTCTCATCAATCTGGGCTCACTCTGGGGCAAAGGGTTCTCTCAGGGAATGGGGGTTCACTCCACGCCTAAGGGTGCTCTCTGGGGATGGGGTTCACTCGTCAATCAGGGTGCTCTCGCCCTCATGGGTTCACTCCTCACAACGGGTGCTCTCAGACCATCGGGCTCACTCGAACGTTTGGGTGCTCTCAGTGGACCGGGCTAATGCGGGCTCTCGATCATGTGCACGTGGTTGAGGATCGCGATCGGGTAGGGCAGTGGCGCCAGTTGCTTGAAGTGCTGCCAATACCAGGCCCCATGCAGATGGCTCAGGAAAAGCTTGACCGCATAGCGGCGCGCGCGCCCGTCGATCTGCGATGGAGGCAGGTGGCCTGCCGCATAGTGCCCATGCGCCTCGGTGGTCTTGCCCACCTTGTCTAGCCAAGTCTTCGCCGTCTCGGCATTGCCACCGGCAAGGTTGCGCTCGATCTCGTAGGCTTTGCGCCGCTTGTAGATCTGACCGTAGAAGCACTCCTCGTCATTCGACAGCTTCATGAAGCTCTGCCCGATCTTCCAGCACAAGGTCTTCAGGGTCGCGTTCCACGGGCGCTTGTGGCCCTTCTCCCACTTCACGGTGGGATCGAGTCCGGCATAGCGCCAGATGTGGCCCACGGTCGGTGCCTTTGTGATGTCGATGTGCGCGAGCAGGCCGGCACTCAGCACCGGCCCGATGCCCTTGACCTCGCGCATCCACGATCCCATCACGTGAGCATCGGTGTAGGTGTCCAGGCCGCGCTTGATCTGGTTCTCGAGCGTCTGGCTTTGAGTGGCAAGCCACTGCACCACCGAGTTCGGCTCGGCATCTTCGCCCAATGCGCGGACCTGGTTGTGCGCGCGTTTTCGGTCCTCTTGCATCATGTAGTAGGCGTCGACAAGGAAGCGCGCCTCGGTGTCGGTGAGTGTGCGCGCCGCTGTCAGGATGTCGCGCGACAGGCGCTCGATCGGTTCTAGGTGCCCGGCACTGATGATGCCGGGTGCTCTCGTATTCATGGGCTCACTCCGGTAGTTGGGTGCTCTCAAAATCGTGGGTTCACTCCCGAAACTGGGTGCTCTCGAACGTGTGGGTTCACTCGTGCAGTTGGGTGCTCTCGCCGTCGCGTGGTTCACTCACAGCAAAGGGTGCTCTCTTTCATTCGGGTTCACTCTCCAAGGTGGGTGCTCTCGCGTTCTTTGGTTCACTCGCGTGAGAGGGTGCTCTCGGCTTTCGTGGTTCACTCGGCCAGGCTGGGTTCTCTCGACTACATGGGTTCACTCATCTCACTCGGTGCTCTCGTTTGATTGGGTTCCATCATTCCTTGTGATCCACCCATTGCTTGAAGCGCCTGTAGAGCGCATCGATGATCGAGTCGTACGCATCGCCCGGCACATGCTGCTCACGCAGCTCCAGCGCGACATGCGCAATCAACTCGACCCTGGCATCAGCGCGCTGCACCCAGCCATCCTCGGGGCGATGCTGACGATCGACCTCGAGTGCACGCGCCACCGATTGGCTCACGATGTCCTTGGTCTCTTCGCGCGTGAAGGCTGACTGCTTCGGGATCTGCGCCAACCAGACCGGTGTCTTCGAGCCCGCAGGCATCAGGACCAGGTGGTCCTTGTCTTGTCGATCCTTGGTGTGCTGATGATGAAGCGAGCGCTTCATGCGTTCAATGGTCTCTTCGATCTGGTCCTTGGTCGGTCCTGTGTATTGGGTGCTAGGCATCGTGCCCTCCTTTCGCATGTTCCTCATCAACCTTGGAGACTGCCATCGGCATCGTCATCTGCAGCGCGGTCAGCATCAGCGAGGACTCCTCGCCACCGACCGACTCGATCAGCGAGTGACGCGCCTTGCACATGAAGGCCCACCAGCACTCGCAGCGCGCATCGCGCTTCATCGAGTTCATGAGTCCGTTCATCACGCCTTCGGTGACCTTGTCCCAGACCATCTCGCCGCATTGATCTGCCGAGCCTGAGAGCACCACCACGTCACCGTCGGCCACCATCTGTCCAAGACTCTTGCCGTCGAGCTTGTTCATGCTTCGTTCCCCGTCACGTACTCCTTGGGCGCGCGTGGCTTGCGCTTCTTGCCATCCGGCGCGTTCTCCGCGATCGCGGCCTCGCGCGTGTCCTCGACATCGAACTCCTGCTGTCGCAGGTCATGCAGCTCGCCGGCCACGAGGTGGAGCGACAGCTGCCGCTGCTGCCACATGTCTAGCCAACCGGCGACGATCTCGTTGATCTCCTCCGAGCACTGCACCAGAAAGCCCAGCTCCACGCTGCCACCTTCGAGCGGCGTCACCTTGAACTTCTTCACGGTGCAGTTGCCCAGCTCGATCGAGCCCTCGTTGCATCCGACCGCGAGCGACATGCCGGCCAGCTCACCGGTGAGCTTCAGCGGGTAGTCGATGTTGGGCAGGCGCAAGTAGGGCAGCACCTCCTCGATGCCGTGCAGATCCAGGCGCGGTTCCTTGTCCTCACCATCGCGGTCGGCCATGAACAAGGTCGCTCGCAAGCGAGGCATCAGCGCATCAAGCACGCTGCTCGAGGCGCACCAGGTGAAGCTCATGTCGACCGCAGGCACCAGCTCATCGCCGCGGCCCTCCATCCTGGTCTGCGAATGGACCAGCTTGACGCTGGCTTGCTTGATCTCAAACATCGTCGCTTGCTCCTTGAGCACGGCCACGGGGCTTTGCCTTGGCCTTGAAGTACTCCACCCAATTGATGCTTGGCATCATTGCCATGAATTCCTGGCGCTGCCGACTGATCTCCTCGAAGGCCCACTCGAGAGCTTCGATCATCTCTTCATGCTCGAGCGCTTCGAACGGCTTGCCATTCCAAAACCTGCGTGGCGTCACTGCCCATATTCCTCTCTGCGAATGCGCTTGCGCTCGATGAGCATTGCCTCGGCCTGCGAGTAGCTCATTCGTGCAATCTCGGTTTCACTGAAGACCTCGTCTTTGGTGAGTGCCACCACCATCGCATGCATCGCATGCATCGCGAAGTTGTCGCGCAGCTCGCGCTCGAAAGTGGTCCATTCATGCTTGTCCATCCAGCTCTCCTTGTTGCGTCCGCAACCACACCTTGATCTCGACACGCGGATCCACCTTGTCGATGCCATGGAAGACATGCTTCTCGCGCACCTGCCTGTCGTTCACATACACGCCCCTGGCCACCAGCACCTTGAGCATCGAACCATTCGGCGCCATCACGCGCACATACCTGGCCTGCATCACGTCGAGCACCACGCTCTCATCAAGATCGGGCCGCTGGCTGGCATAGAAGATCCGCAGCTCCACCGCGACCTCGCCCTCGAGCATCAGCCTGGCCACACCCGGAATCTGGCGCACCGCACTCACCTCGTACGCAAGAGCCTTCTCGCTCTTGATCGACACCACGCGCTTGCCGCGGTTGACCAACTGCCTCGAGTTGGCCTTCGAAGCCGGCTCGCCGTGAATCACGAACTCGATCACCGCGGCAGCTCGCCCGGCGGCAGCAGCTCGCCAAACATCACGCCCATGCCATGCTCTCGAAGCCACACGCCGCTCAGATGGCGCAGCTTCTCGTCAATCTCGACGCAGTCATACCTGGCCTTGTGCATCGCCCCCAGCAGCATCCAATCGCTCGGAGCACTCGGCATCATCGACTTGGCCCATGCCATGTCCAACTTCTCGAGCGCCTCATTGCGACTGCGCACATAGCGCGCCACCGTGTACCGCTGGTTCTTTGCCATGACTCACCTCTCGATCACTACGCGCCACATCACCCTCTGCGCTTGCGTCAGCTTCTCGCCTGCCAACTCCCTGGCCTGCAGATCCATCGCCCATTGCCAGGCGCCGCGCACCTT